GCCGAAAAAAGCCCCGCCTCACAAGCAAGAGTCGACGCACTGCAGAGGCAACTCTACGAAGAGTGTTCTGATGTCTTCGATGAATTGAGGACAAAAGCCTTGAGCACGGCGTGGAACGAGACGAGCAACGCACAGGACATGGTGGACTCCTTTCTTTATACCCCGACTTTGCTGAGAAAATACGGAGTTTTGTGCGAAGAACGCGAAGTTTTTGCAAGAGAATACGCGCGTTTGGCCCCACAGCGCCACGAGGGAGCGATCCACGTGTTGCACGAGATTTCGCCTGAACTCTACGAAGCGATGCTCAACTGGTTGAGAAAGGGAGGAGAGTTTCGCACAGACGACAATTCACCGCGACAACATGCGATGAAAACGCTCTTGGAAAGGGGACGCGTCCTCATGGCACGCGATATGACAGCGGGGCCGACCCATAAAGCATGCCAAAACCTCAGAGCCTCCTTGGTGATCTTTGCCGACTCGATCCCCGAGTACACCAATTCGGCCACCTACAGAGCACGACATAGCGGTTTCTATGAGAACAAAGCAGACCACCCCACCTTCTTTTTTTCCTGAAACGCTGAAAGTGCGCATACCAAAAGGCTGGGAGGCCTTGTCTGAAAGGGAACTGCTCTACATTTGCGCACTCATGGCGGCCGAACGTTTCACCGTCGAAGAGATTCAGTTGAGATATTTGCGCCGCTTTGCGTTCGAACGCCCCAACCCACCCATCTGGAAAGTGCTTTCTCCTTATACCTTGTTGAGCGCGGCCGAGGAGTTAGCGTGGTTGGAGGAACCGCCCACCACGGCCATACGCCCCGCACATATCGGGAAGTATGAAGCCATCGACGCACATTTGTTCGACGAAAGGCTTAAATTCGGCGATTTTCTCATTTGCGAGAACTTGTTCCAAAGTTGGATCAGTTCGCAGATAGAGGAACCGATTGAGCAAATGGCGAAATTCCTATACCGCACGGCGGCAGACGAGTACGCATTGAACATTCATCTTTCGCCCGCCGAACGTTACGCGGTGATCTTTTGGTGGACGGGGCTCAAAGCGGAACTGGCAACAAGATACGACGAGCTCTTTCGGCGCATACCGGCGGGAGCCGAGGACTATGATGACAGTTCGCCGGCAGAACGCCAACGGGAGAGCACAGACGCACAGATTAGAGCCTTGACGGCGGGAGACATCACCAAAGAACCCGCCGTGCTCAAAACAGAAACCCATCGCGCCCTCACAGAACTCAATGCGAAGGCGAGAGAAGCGCGGATAACCATGCAGAAAATGGGAACATGAAGATTTATCTGAACCGAATGCAGAGGGAAGTTCTTGCAGTGGGGGCCAAAGATACCTTTGCCATCGCGGGACGTGGAACGGGGAAAGGTGTGGTGCAAGCCACGGTTTTGCTCAACGCCTTTCAATCCATGCCAAGATGCACCGCGGCAATCGTGGCGCCCAATGCGATTCGCGCCATGACAAACACTTTGCCGTCGATGACAATGCACTGGGAGGCATGGGGATACAAACGAGACGTGCATTGGTGTATCGGAAGAAAACCACCGAAGGCGCTCAATTGGCCGAAACCACTCATCGAACCGCACAACTGGGAGCACATTATTTCGTTCTACAACGGAGCCATCGCACAAATCGTTTCGCAGGACAGAAAAGGCACGTCCAATTCCAAATCGTTCGACTTCCTGTGTATCGACGAGGCCAAGTTTGTAAAGTACGACCGACTCAAAGACGAGACGTTTTTGGCCAACCGCGGACAATTACGCGAGTTTGGCGACCAACCGCTTCACCATGGAATGATCGTTACATCCGATATGCCAATCACCAAGGAGGGATCGTGGTTTCTCAACTTCGAGGAGAAAATGGATCGGGAGCTGATCACCACAATTTTGACGCTCAAGGCGGAGCGTGAAAGGCACATCGCGAGAATCAAAGCAGAGGGGGTGTCAAACATACCGGACTACATTCCGAAACGAGTTGCAAGATTGGAGAAGCTACTTTCGCAGTTCAGAAAGCACGCGCTATTCTTTGGGACTTATTCCACGCTGACTAACATTGAGGTGCTCGGAGAGGCCTACATTCGGCAGATGAAGCGAGATTTGCCACCGCTGGTATTTCAGACGTCGGTGCTTTGCCAACCCGTCCGATTACTGCAAGATGGTTTCTATTCGTCCATGACAGAAGCTCATCTCTATACGGCCGCCAACTTCAACTACCTGGACTCATTGGAATACCAATTCGGGGAAATCACCCAAACACGCGATAGCCGAGTGGACGACGACCTCATACCGGACGCACCGCTTTGCATTGCATTCGACTTCAACCGAAACATCAACTGGCTGGTGGTGGGACAGGTGGACGAGGAAATGGGAAGAATGAACACGGTCAAGTGCTTTTTCGTCAAGTACGAGCGTAAACTGGTCGAACTCGTCAATGATTTTTGCGACTACTACGAACGCCGACCGAACAAGGAGGTGATTTTCTACTACGATAGCACGGCAATCGGTTCGAATTACGCCGTCAATGATATCGACTTTCGCCGCGTCATCGAACAGACGCTCAGAAAACGCAAACGAAGCGTGCAGAGCGTCTACATCGGGCAACCGATGAATCACGCCGAAAAGCACCTACTCATCAACCGAGGTTTTCAGGGGCAGGGGCGTTTGAAACCCTATATCAACGAAGAGAATTGTGCTGATTTGCTCGTCTCGTTGCAGTTAGCGGGCGTCTACAACGGGAAGAAGGACAAACGCGGGGAGAAACTCGCAGAAACGGAGGAAGACCGACTCGAAACGCGCACCGACGGATCGGACGCATGGGATACGCTATATATAGGCTGCGAGCGTTTCCCAACCCGCGGGGGCGGGCTATATATCCCCTCGTCCAATTGGGCATAGCTCATCAACTATTCAAAAAAGAATTCCACCATGATTGATTTCCACGACTATTTCGAAGACCTTTGCCGACGCAACCGAATGGCAAGCGACCTACAATTTTGCACCGTATCCTGTTCGGGAGTTAACCACCTGGACAGTGTGCTCAACCGCTACGATTGTGATGCCAATTTTGTCGCAGTCGATGACATTTGCGACGAGGAAACCTTTCTCGATAGCGGAGGGTGGTTCAAGCGAAAGGCATTCACCGTCTTTCTGCTCATGCGATACGAACACGACAACGAACGAGACCGACGAGAAAAGATGGGAACGTGTCGTGAACTCCTCAGACAATTTCAGTCCGGGCTCCTCAGAGACGCGCCGAGATTCCTCAAAGAGGGACTATATGTGCAGATGAACAGCATTCGTTCACGAGAGATGGGAGGGATCTTTCTCAACGATTGCACCGGGCTTTACTTCATGTTTTATGTAGACGAGCCGGTGGACATTTCTTTCAACCCCACCGAGTGGAATGAATAGGCGCCATGGACAAACAAGAAGAAAAGGACTTTGCCACCTTTGCACGAGAGTGGCATGATATGATGGTGAGAATTTGGACGGATCGGATCGTGACAATGAACATCCACCGCACGGGAACGTTGCAACGCAGCGTACACCAGCAGGCTTTCAGTGTGGCACCCGACGGCTTTGCCATGCAAGCCGCATATCGTTTCGTAGAATACGGGATATATGTCGACGCGGGTACAGGAAAGGGCTACAAAAGAGACAACGGGGGCGACCTGAAATTTTTAGACCCCGTGGAAAGAGCCAAACGGGGGCTCGGAGCCACGAGAAAGCGTAGACCGTGGTTCTCTGTGTCGTGGGATATATCGAAGAAGGTACTGAACAGACGCTTGTCAAACGACATTGGTAAGGAGTTCGCCGGCGTGTTCGATTCCATAGTTTAGACGAGACCACATAAAAGGGGAACAGGGAGACTAAAATTGTCATTTTCCTTATGAACGGTTAGCGGTATCTTTGACGCAAAAGGTCAGATACCGCTTTTATTTTTCTGTTATGGTAGAAAAAGACATCAAGATAATCGAACTCCACGTCAACGACAAAGACGCGAAGGAGAATATTGAGCAACTCCGAAAGAAGGTGGAAGAGCTGAACCGGCAGAAGCAGCAAGCGGAGCAGGTATTGAGCGACAAACACACCACAGACGCACAGCGGAAACGCACCGTCGAAATGCTCCAAAGGTTGAGTTCAGAGCTGAGAAAGAGCACTCGAGAGTTGGAGCGCTCGGAGAACCGTGTGGAAGCGCTCACAAACGGTTTGCGACGCATGGACAAGCAGACGCCGAAGGAGCTGCAAAAGACGATTCGCCAAATCAATGCAGAGCTCAATTCGGGCGCCGTAAAACGCGGATCGGAGGAGTGGGACGCCTACACCGAGGCGCTCAAGAGTGCCAAGAAGGAATTGCAAGAGATTCGCAAGCAACAGGAGGTAGAAGAAGACAAGAGCATAGGAGACCAACTGGCTGATTTCGGCAATAAATGGATGGGTGCAATCACCACGTTCACGGGAGTGACGGAAATCTTTGACAATGCAAAGCAGTGGGTATCGTCTTTCGTCGATACATACGCCGACATGCAGGAGCACATGAGTGGCGTGACGAAATACACGGGGCTGGCAGCAGAAGACGTGGAAGAGCTCAACGAGGCTTTCAAGAAAATAGACACGAGAACCCCGCGCGAGAAACTCAACGACCTGGCGGCAGACGCGGGACGTTTGGGTATTACCGGCAAACAGGACATTCTCGATTTCGTCGACGCGGCCAATCAAATTAACCTGGCTTTGGGCGACGATTTGG